GAAGAGGAGCTAGCTCAAGAAGAACAAGCAGCACAAGAGCAACAGCAACAAGCAATGATGATGCAGTCAAAAATGGCTGATCCACAAAACCTTGCCAATGCTGCGCAAACAGCGCAAGAAATTGGCATGGCTGAACAACAACCCCCTGAACAACAACCTCAATGAGCCCTGAAATCGGAAGAGCAGTAGTGGCTGATCCTCAGCCTTTTGTTGAAGGATCTCAGCTCGATACTTCACCTCAGCTGACTGTTCCTGAAGGTGAAAAAGGTGGAATGGTCGGCCCCGGCCAAGAAGGCATTGTCGAAGAATTTGCCAAGGAACAGGAACAGCTTCAGGAAGAAGAAGCGATCCTCGGCAAGTTCAAGAGTCCCCAAGATTTGGCCAAGGCTTATGCCGAGCTACAGCGGAAGATGGGGCAACAGTCAGGAGAACAGCCCCAGGCGACTCCACAAGCGGAGCCTGACGCTGCGCCGCAACAGGAGGGCAGCTATAGCGCGACCGATGCAGCTGAGATCTACGGCCAAGGCGCTGTTGAAGCGTTGGCTGGCAAAGGTCTCGACCTTGGCAAGGTGATGTGGCAAGCCGACCAAGGCGAAGACATCAGCGTTCATTACGCAGCTTTGGCTGAGTCGTTCAATGTTCCACAGACCGTTGTGGAAAACTACGTCTCCTCTCAACAAGCGGGATCGTCTGCAGCAGGCGACGGAATGTCAGATGCTGACTCCGCTGCAATCCTCCAAGAGGTTGGTGGGCAAGAGGCCTTTGACCAGCTCAGTGCTTGGGGCAAGGAGAACATGTCTGAGCAGGAACGCTCCAGCTACAACGCTGCAGTCGATTCCGGCAACGTTGAAGCTGTGCGCTGGGCACTCAAGTCAATGCAATCCAGGCAAAGCCTGATTCAACAGGACATAGAGCCACAGCTCTACGGGGGCGGAGCACCAACAGCTGACAGGCAGGTGTTTCAAAGTCAGCAGCAAGTCCTTGATGCAATGAATAAACGAAACGACAGAGGTCAGCGTTTATACGATGTTGATGAGGCTTACAGAAACAAGGTGGCGATGATATTGCACGCTTCACCGGACTTCTAGTAAGTTGTCATTAGACAGCAACCGGAACTGGGCAAGCCCGAAAGGATAACTTGCAGCCAGGGAGGAATGGGCGGTCAAACAAAACCAAAACTATTCCTCCGAAAAACTAATCATGGCTACTCCTCCTGATGTTGCCTTGCAACGCTTAGGCCAGATCAAAGGCGACGCTGCTACCTGGGGACCAGGACTGACTGGCGTCGATAAAGATCGCGCCATGTTCCTGAAGCTCGGTTCTTCCGAGGTTCTTGATGCGTTCATGACCAACTGCGTTTTCAAGGGCAAGACCCGTGAACGCAACATCCGTGGTGGGCGCTCTGTTGCATTCCCAATTACTGGGAAAATGAGTGCTAGGTATCACCAGCCCGGCACACAAATCCTTGGTCAAGGCAACAATCCTTCTGATATTAATCAGCGAGTGATTGAACTTGACGCCTTGATGATTGCTGACGCAGCAATTTATCAGGTTGATGAATTAATGAATTTTTACGATATTCGCCAAATTTATACAACTGAGCTCGGCAGGAGTTTAGCCTACGAGTACGATAAGCGTGTTGCGCGTATCCTTTACGCCGCCGCTAGTAATACAACAGAGCCTCTTGCAAAAGATCCTCTGAACGCCGGACGTACAGGCCAGCTCATCGATCTCGGTGACGACGGCACTACTTTTGACGCCAAAACACGTCAAGCCCGTGGCGACATGTTGGTTGATGCGATCTTCGATGCTCGCGTTGGCTTCGAGACCAAAGATGTCTCGATCGACAACATGTATGCGGTCTTCTCTCCTGACGATTACTACTGCATTACGCAGTCATCCCGCGCTATCAACACCGACTTCGGTGGTGGCAACGGCACGATCGCTCAGGGCGAAACTGCACGCATCGCTGGCATCCCTCTGTATTCCAGCAACCACGTCACCCAACCTGCATATACAAATGTCGCTGGTGATGTGAACCCTGACTATGCACAGGATCTGTCCAAGGTTCGCGGCTTCGTGTTCCACCGTGACGCTGTTGGTGTTGTGTCTCTTCTGAGCCCTTCATTGCAACTCACAGGCAACGAATTCCGTGTTCAGTACCAATCCGATCTGATGGTCGCCCGTCAGGCTCTCGGGATGGGTCAGCTTCGTGCTGAGTGTGCTTGCGCTATTTCTGTAAGCTGAACCTGAGTAGGGGAGACAGGGGTGCCGGCGGGTGCCCTTTTTTTTGTGTTTGTCAGAATAAGCTCAACGCACACGTAGATGTCTTATGGGTTCGCAGTTACAGCAGAAAACCCAAGGCCGGACCACTCTGCTTGAAGCAGTCAATGTTTGCTTAGAGAACATTGGCGAGCAGCCCATCGATAACTTGGAGAACGAGCAGATCCAAGATGCTCGCGTTGCGCAGCGGACGATCCTCGAAGTCCATAAGGAAGGCCAGACCAAGGGCTGGAGCTGGAACAGTGAATTCAACTATCCGTTTGAACGCGACACCAAGGACGGCGTGATCAAGGTGCCGGAGTCCGTCGTCGGGTTTTCGGTTAATCGCTATGCCTACAACGGTCGTTTTCAGTTACGTGGCGTCAGGGTTTACGACCTACTTAAGCGAACGTTCCTGATCGATCTGGACACGCTTGAAGCTGATGTGATCTTCCTGTTGCCGTGGGATTCGGTGCCGGAAGCATTTAATCGATGGGCAACGATCAGAGCAGCGCGGATCTTTTCAGATCGGACGCTTGGCTCTGACGCATTGTTTAAGTACACGTCGAAGGACGAAGCCGACGCCCAGGCAGAGCTTGAGCGGATTGAGCTTGAGCAAGAGCAGCCAAACATGCTCAGCGGTCCTTACGCATTCCCCACGTATCAGCCGCATACAGGGCTGATGAATCGTCGCGTTACCACTGGCTACTCAATCTTCTGATGAAAAACGTCGCGGTAACTATCCCCAACCTGATCCAAGGGGTGAGTCAGCAGCCTGATCCACAGCGGGATCCAAGCCAGGGCGAGATCCAAATCAACGGGGTGTCATCTATTGCTGAAGGCCTGCGTAAGCGGGATAGCAGCAGAACACTGGCCAAGGTCAGTTCAACTGGCTTTGGTGATGCTTTCTTTCACACGATCCTGCGGGATCAAACAGAGGAATACCTATCTGTAATCACAAAAGACGACATCAAGGTATTTGAGCTTGATGGCACTCCGGTCAACGTCAATTTTGACCCAGGGGCGATGGATTATCTGAGGGCTGGCCCTTATGCCGTCACCAGTGCTCAGCAGGAGATCAGGGCAGTCACGATTGCTGACTACACCTTCATTACGAACACCAATACCCCGACAGCGACAGACCCAGCGGTTGCGCCAGTCCCTGGGCGCCCGTCTCCGCATGAGTGTCTGGTTTGGGTGAAGCAGGCCGTCTATGGCAATGAATACAAGGTCAACATCAACGGGCTGGAGTCATCAGTTCAGACACCAGTTGCAGCTGTTAAATCGATTGGCACCAGCGTCATTGAGTACAGGATCAGTTCTGAAGAAATCGCTGATGCTTTGCGTCGTGGTTATGAAGGCGGAGCTGCAACGGCCATCACAAGCCTTGGGGCTAGTGGCACCTATGTCGGTTCAAAAAGCATTGAGACTGCTCTAAACCCTGCGGGAGCGAATGATTTAACTGTCGCGATTAGTGGGAGTGGCTCAACCATCCAGGTGACAGGTGTGGTGAGTGGCGGCAGTGGCTGGGAGGTTGGAGACACTATCAAAGCGTTCGCTAGAGATATAAACAAAGATGGCGTCATCAAACGACTATCTCCAACATTTGCTGGAGGATCGCTAGATGCGACGACTTTCGACCAACCCGCACAAAAACTGCCCGCAGGAGCTGCTCCCGTCAAGGTTGATGTAACGGGCAACGGCACAACCATCGGGAGTGTCACTGTCAACGGTGATCCCAGCTATGGCTGGACTGTGGGCGATCCTATCTATGTAAAAAGGTCAGCTATTGAGCGGCCTGATATCAACACTCCACCGCTAGTCGCCAGGGAAAGAGTTGTTGACAGTGGGCAGGTAAACGAAGACGGCGACCCGATCTTTGTCACTGAGGTTTACTACATAACCGATCCACTGTGGGACGGACCATTCAATCTGAATGAAGATGTCCAGGTCGGGGTTGTGGCCGAAGTCGGCCTTTCCGACAACGTGGAAGACCCCTATGAGCTTGTTGACATAGGCACAGTTGCGTCTGTCACTGCTTCATCTTTCCCGTATGAGATTGAGAGAGCAGGTTCTGTCCTGTGGATTAGGGGCAGCTCCCCAATCACGATCTCTGCAGTTGACGCAAAAGCAAACGCAACGCTGACGGCAATTCTGGACACAGTTCAGATCTTCACTGAGCTGCCAACGATTGCGCCAGTTGGATACCAGATCAATATCAGTGGAGACCCTGGTACAAATTTTGATAATTACTACATCGAATTTGAGCCTCGTAGTGGCAGTTTCGGTGAAGGCGCATGGGAGGAAACTGTTGCTCCAGGGGTTGAATACAAGTTCAATCCATTAACAATGCCCCACGCGCTTGTGCGCACTGGGAACGATGACTTCTGGTTTGGACCTGTTAATGGCCAGAACGTCAGCGGAATCCCTGGTGGCGTCAAAACCTGGGGAGAACGTATCTCTGGTGATTACGACACAGCCCCTGATCCTTCGTTTGTTGGCTTTCCGATTAATGACATTTTCATCTATAAAAACCGCCTTGGGTTCCTTTCTGACGAGAACGTTGTCCTCTCGCGGGTTCGAGAGTTTTTTGAGTTCTTCCCCGAGACCGTTACGACAGTTCTTGACACTGACCCTATCGATGTTGTGGCTTCTAACAACAGAGTCTCAGTCCTTAAATATGCGGTCCCGTATCAGGATGAACTGATCCTGTTCTCAGCTCAAATCCAGTACAGGTTCAACGCTGCTGAAACTGTGCTGACACCAGCAACAGCTCAGATCACATCATTGACGCAGTTCGACGTCGATACAAATGTCAGGCCACAGCAAGCTGGCGGCGGCATCTTCTTCCTGCAGACCAATGGCCAGTGGTCACAGATGCGGGAGTTTGCTGTTCGTGGGGCAGGCACGGCGTTGACAGCAGATGCGTCGGACTTGACTGGGTATATCAGCTCTTACATCCCTGATAACTGCTTCAAGCTGACCGTGAATGACACGGGCAATGCTTCATTCCTGATTAGCGGCAGGGATTCGTCGTCACAGATGCTTGGCGCTGATTACCGCAAGCGCATCTATGTCTATAAGTGGTTCCTGCGAAATACCGGCAACGGAGCAGAACGCGCTCAGAACAGCTGGTCTTATTGGGAGTTTGGCGCTGACGAAGTTCTGCAGATCGTTTGCATTCGAGAGACCCTTTATTGCTTGATGCGATACGGGTCTGACGTCTACCTCGAACAGATCCCTGTTCTTGATCGAGAGCAGGTAGCGATCAACGCTCCATATCCAATGCTGCTGGATCGGCTGGTCAGCACCACAGCGGCGACACCGACAGCGCTGCGAATGGCCAAAGGTACTTACAGCGAGGCGACTGGCAAGACCACGTTTGAGCTGCCCTATACAGCGACCAATGAAGTCCAGGTCTGGTCGGCCTACAACATGACGCAGGTCAATAAGCCTGGCCCCGTCTTGCTTGGCAGCACGACTGATTCCAACAAGATCGAGGCGCGTGGCGACTGGTCAAAAGAAGAAGTCTGGGCGGGTGAGAAATATGAGTTCAGGTATAGGTTCAGCCGTTTCAAATTGATGACTGACGTTGGTGGCGGCAAGGCCGTTCGCAATGTCGTCCGTACACAGGTGAGACAGGCAAAGCTTGGTTATCACGAAACTGGATTCTTCCGGGTCAAGACGATCCCAGAAGGCAGAGAGCCAGGTGTCTATGTGTATGACGGCACGGTGCTGGCTGTCC